AACTGGCCTTCCAGCTGGATCATCTTCGGCTGGGTGTCGTTCTCAATCGACAGCCGGTACAGGTCGTACATCAGCGGCTTGAGGAAGCACTCGGCGAAGTTGCGCGCCATCACCATCGTGCGGCGGTTGCTGGCATTCATATAGCGCGTGATCAGGTCGCTGCTGTTCTGCTTGCTGACCACGTCGGAGTCGAGGCCCTTCGACATACGGCTCGAGCCGCTGCGCTGCTCCTTCTCCTGCTCCAGCAGTTCCATCGTCGTGAAGACGTTGGGGCTGATCTGCGGCGTATTCAGCGGCTGGACGACCGACGTCGGGTCCATCGCGTTCACGTCGATCACCGCGCCGACCTTGTTGTCGATCAGGTCGCGCGGGTTCCGAACCAACGAAAGGTTGGCAAGCCAACGTGTCGTGTTCGTCATGAAGGCGTTGTCGATCACGCTGCGCTTCAGCGACGACTGGCTCTTCTGGATGTCCAGCAGCACGTCGGCCAGGCTAAGGCCCACAGCCTTGTGCGGGATCGGGAACGGACACCAGCCGCGGAACGGGTGGCTCTCGACCTTCTCCATGTCCAGCAGAACGCGCTTGGAGTGGATGACTTTGGCGGTGCAGCGCGCGTCGACCGCGGGGTCGTAGATGCGGATGTAGCTCTCGTAGACGGTGACGAACGAGCGGTTCGGGTGATCGTCGCTCATCCGGGTGTTCTCGGAGAACTCGTCGTAGCTGTCCCGGCCGGTGGTCGAGTCGCGGTACGGATCCATCTCCTCGTCCAGCTTCTCGACCTTTTCCGGGTCGTAGCCGTCCTCGAGAAGTTCGCCGATTTCCTTTTCGTGGCGGTAGGAGACGAAGTCGGCATCCGCCAGTGACTTGGCGCGCGGGCTGATGTACAGCCGCTCGGGTTCGCAGTTGACGACGCGCACTTGGCTCTTGTCGATGCGGCGCTTGAGCTTACCACCGTAGATTGTAACGGCGGGCGCGACAAGCATCCCGTTGACCGGATCGACCACCGCCTCTTGCAGGGTTTCTTGTTCAATCTCGGTGATCTCGACATCGGGCTGGGACGCCAGGCCGACAAACTCAGGCTCCGACAGGCCGGCGAACCGCTCTTCGGTGTAGGTGACGCGGCTGTCCCACCACCGCTTCACTACACCCAGTTTCGCCACCAGGCCGTCGTGAACGGTGTCGTGGAGGATCTGGTAGCCCTCGTTCTGCCGGTAAAACAGGTAGTTGACCCAAGCCGTCGCCTGCCGCGCCTTCTCCACGTCCTGGTTGGTCTGCGGCATGAACTCGACCACGCGCCGGTCGGCGGTGAAGGTGTCGAGCATCAGCGCCTTGGTCGACTCGACAGCGTCAAACACGTCACGACTGACGTGCTGGCTGCGGCCCTTGATCTCATTGCCCAGCGGCTCGCCGTAGTAGTACCGATGCGCCTTCTCGCGCTGCTCGCCGATCAGCGACTCGGTGTAGGTGTCCGCGGACTCGAGATTTTGCTCGAGCAATGCCAGCAGTTCTTCCTCAGTAAGCTCTTCGGTTTTGATTTCGGGCATCAGGTGTATTCCGGCTTAAAGGCGTGTGGCGTCAACTCATAGTCGATCTTAGCGCCCTTGGAAAGGTTCAGTTGAGCCGGAACCACCCGTAGGTTGCCAGGTACGTGCAGTCCGCTACACGTTTTGCCACGCAGCGGCACGATGTGGTCGACGTGATGCTGGATTTCTGTTTCTTCTGTGAGGCGCTTGGCCTCGGCGTAGAGTGCTTGGATTTCTTTCACCATCGCGGGAGTCAACAGCGAGGTGCGCTGTTGGAGCGCGGCGCGACGACGCGCGCTAAGTTCCAAAGACTTTTCAGGGTTCTCTTTGTGCCAGTGGCGGGCGCGCTCGCGTTGCGCTTCGGCTGTTTTTTCGTAGTGCTTCTTGACGCGGCGCCTACAAGACTCCTTGAACCAAGGTTTTTCTTTCTTTGCGGCCTCGTACTGCTTGCAACGCTCTTTGTTAGCGGCGCGCCAGCGGCGCCCGTACTCTGCGCGCTCCTCAGAAGTCATAGTCTGGCGCCAACGAAATGGCGTGTTTGCCGTACACCTCTGGGAGACGTAGCTCTCCCTTGCTGACGCCGAACCGCTGCACAGACAAAGACGCATATCGCACGGCGTCGAGAAGGTCGTCATGTTCCTTCACGATCTTGCCGTTCTTGCGGTGGTAGCGGCGGAACTCGTCGAAGAAGTCCTTGATATCAGCGAAAACTTTGAAGCGGCCCGTCCGCATTCGCTCGAGGATCTCCATGATCCCCGGCTCGACGAAGTTGGTTCCATCGGGATTGGTGAAGCGGCCGACCACGTTCAGGCCCGCTTCGCGGTAGAGATCGGCCAGCGTGTTACCGCTGCCCTTTTCCGTGTTATCGCCATCGTGCGGGTATATCAACGGGATCGCGGCGCCCTTGCCGCGGATCATCGCCGAGTGGACCGCCGGGATCTCGCCCGCGCGCTTGTAGGCGTCGGTCAGGTACATGATGTCGCGGTCGGCGTCATACGCCATCCAGGCCACGGCGGTCGGGTGCGCGATGCCGAAGTCAATGGCGGCGACGATGCGGAAGTGGTTGGGGATCTCAAACGGGTCGCACTTGATCGCCTCTTCGGCCACCGGGTAGACCATCCCTTCGCCCAGCACCGGGATGCCTTTCGACCGCATCTCGCGCTGATACTCGGGGATCGCCGCCAGCAGCTGGCTCTTCGTGTCCTCGTCGAGGTGCGGCGCGTCGTCCCAGGTCACGTTCTGGAGGTACTGCCCCGGTTTGAGGCTCTCCATGAACTGGCTGACAAGCTCAGTCATCCCGTTTTCCGGCGTAGCCGTCAGCAGGACGTAGCCGCCCTTGCCGTCATTGCCGGTGGCCGTGCGGGTCAGCACCTGTGGGTAGATTTCGGGGTCGGTTGGCTCCTCGTCGATCAGCGCGATGTCGATGGACGACCCCATCAGCGGCCCTTGGCCCTGGCTGTACGACTTGAACGACAGGCAGCTGTAGCCGCCGCTCTGGTGGTAGACGAAAACGTCCTTCGCCAGGCGCGGTGTGCCGGCGGCTGGGGTGATCGAGCGGATCTCGTCGGGCAGGATGTAGGCGCCGTCGAACACACGGCCGTTCAGGACGCCGAAAAGCTCCTTTTGCAGCACGTCGCGCATCTGCTCGCCCGTGACGCCCAGCGCCCAGGCGTTGATCGGCCGGTGGAACTTGATCCCCGGCCACCAGTCGGGGTATTTGCCAGTGAGGTGGCAGGCGATCTCGTAGCAGGCGCTGTAGGACTTGCCGACGCGGTTGGCGGCCATCAGAAACCGCTGTTTCGAGGTCTTGCCAGCGCCGTAGAACTGGATCTGCCACGGGTACGGCGTGAAGAAGTCGAACTTGTGCTTGCGCTTGTGTTCGCGGATGACCTTCAACGCCTCGGCGAGCGCGACAGCTTTCTCCTCGTCGGCCGCCGCCAGACGTTCCGCTTCTTCGATCTTCGCGTCCTTGAGAACTTTGCCGAGATCCGGCTTGAAGTTCTCGTCCAGGAGTTCTGTCAAAAGGTCTGTCCTTTAAACCCAGGTGCTGCCGGAAACATCGACCGCCGCAGCAGAGCCGACCTTGATGAACTTGGCGCCCGAGCCGCGATTGATGCCGCCCGCGTCGTTCCATCCGCCCGACTGGCCCACGGTGCCGACAAGGAAGTGGATCGGCTGCGACCCAGTTGGGCCAGAGCCGTCGCTGCCGATCTGGTCAGCGTTGAACTTGGCGCGGTTGCCCGCCACAGTTAGGTCAACGCGGGCCACGGTGTTGAGGTAGAACGCGCCAACCTCCATCGTGCCAGCAACGGGAACCCCGAACCGATATGCGTTTTTGCTGACGCTATAACCGACCAAAGTGGGCGATGCGGGCCAAGAAACGTTAGCGCCATTCGCGGAACCGTCGAGATAGCAAGATTGTCCGGTTGTCGTGTTGGTGTCGCTAGTGTCCCAACTGAACAGAATGTCGTGATAACTCCCGTCGCAAACGCTGACCGCTGTTTCGAACCGCCCCATTAGCGCAGACGTTGGGCCATAAAGCTCAACACGTACCCTGCCCGAAGTTCGGATGGAGACTTGGACGTTGCCTGCACTGGAAGAAGGGCCGAAGAAGTTTACGGTTGCCGCCGGGGCAGAAGCCATCTTGAAGCGCATGATTGCAATCGTCCCAACATAGGCATCGGAGCCAAGGTTGGTCGAACTGCCAATACTGAACAGGTCGGGCGTAGTGCCCTCAAGACTGACAATAGGATAGGATGCAGAGCTAGCGGTCGTGACCGTCCAGTCCATACTTTCACTGCCAATCGTGACCGTCAGCGTTGTGGAGGCCGAGCCGGAGCCGCTGGCCGTCTGGCGCACTTGCAGATACTTGCCGCTGGTGATGGTCCCGGCAGTGCTGGTCCAAGCCGTCGCATTGGTCCCGGCGCGGTCATCAGCAATACGATACTCACCGCCGCTGATCGAAATAGCGCGGCTATCCACACCGGGCTGTCCGGCGTGGACGTAAGCCCATTCCGAGGTCTGCACAGTCGAAACCGTCACCCCGGTCAAATCGACCCAATCGGTCCAGCTTGGCATGGAGGACCAAGGGCGATTGGCGGCTACGGACCAGCGGCTGCGAAATGTGTCGGCGCTCTCGCCTACAGTCATCGGCCTGTTGGCCGCATAGGCAGTTTTTGCGGTCATCGCAGCCAGTGCGGTGTCGGCGCTCGTTACCGCGCTCCATTCGCCGATGGTGTCGGTATCCAGCCAGGTCTGATAGGCGGTCGCAGTTGTTGCTGGCCCGGTCGTGGTGATATTGCCTACCAAGCGGTCGGTTGAGTAGGCTTGAAAAGCCTCCGAGGTATTGAGGGCAATGTAATTAGGCGCATTGCCGTAAGATGCGGAGTTTGAAACCCCAATAGATGCGGCAAGCGGCACACTTGGTCCCGATCCCGTCAACGTGTTGGTGTAGGACTCGTTGTTGTTGGTGACGTTGTTAACCGGGTTCGCCAGCATGATGTTGCGGCGGATATAGCCCCACGCCACGCCTTCTGGGCTACCGCTTTCCAATGTGATGCCGTGTGACGACATCCGCGACAAGAATACGTTATCCACGATGATCGGTGCAACGAGCGGATAGCCAGCATAGTAGCCGTTTGTAAAAATGCGCTGGGCAGAGCCACGGCCACCCGGCGTGTGCCAGTAGATATTGCCAGCAATTAAGATATTCGGGATTGGGTTGGTGTAAGCCGAAACAATTGTAATCTGTATGGCATCCGAGTGCGGGTTTAGGTTGTCCTCAGACTGCGAAAAAGAGTCAAAAAGTTCGTTGCCGCAGACTTCCAGTCCGTTGATTACGCCGGTAGTTGACCCGATAATCATTGAAATAAGGTCAGTATAACAGCGCCCTACGCGGTTACCATTAATCTTGGCATTGATCGGCGCGGTATTGCCAAGGCCGAACTTAATGCCGCTGGCTACGTCCAGGACTGTGTTGTTGCGGATCGTGAAACTGCCAGACGGGGCATTCGCACCCGAGCCAGCCGCGCCGATGCCATACCACAGTTCTTCGCTATAAGGGTTCGTCGCGCTCCACGCGCCATTCGTTCCCATCCGGCTGGTGTCGGTCGTGGTTACGTCAAAGTCGGAAAAACTGTTCCACGGATTGCCGCCGCGAATATAGCAGTTTTCAATGACCAGCCCGGACAGGTTGCCGCGAAGGTCAATAAGCTTGGGCGATAGCGAAGGCACCGAGTTGGCCTGTATCTTGAGGCCCGTCACGGTCGCGTTCTGCGCGCCATTGATGGTCAGGCTACGCAGAACCGGAACCTGGCTGGTCTGCCCGCGCACCGTAACCCCGGTGGCATTGGTCAGCGTTAGTGCGGTAAACGTGCCGCTGTCCTGCAACTGGATAATCTGGCCAGCGGTGGCGTTGGTGTTGGCCGTCGCGAACTCAGCATCATTGGTGACGAGGAAGTCGGCAGACGCAGGCGGCGGGGGCGGCGTGAAAGTCCCCGCGGTTGATGTCCGCAAGCGGTTGCGGAGCCGGTTCACTTACGCGCCCTCGCCGGCCGTCACATAGACATCACCCGTGCCGGTCGAGAGGATCACGGCGATGTGGGTCTGGGTAGCGCGCTGCGAAGGATCGAGCCGGAACGATTCGGTGCTGGTAGGCGCCACCGGCCAGCCGGTGCCGGAGGCACCCGCGGCGGGGATCACCGCGACGCCGCTGGAGTCGGTCGGCTGGACCCAGACAATCGCCGCGGTCGGGTTGACCACCCGAAGGTGGCTGGCACTCGCGGGCAGGGCGATGCGGGCGCTGGTGGTGCTGGCGGCGATGCGCCCGGTAGCAATCGGAAGGAAAACTTCATTCGCCACGGGCGGCTCCTGCGGGCAATAACTGACAGTTGATCCGCCTTATAGGCGGTTGAGCCAGAGCGCGCAAGCCCTAGTGCTGCGTCCCCCGGAAGATCATATCGAGGTGGGCCAGGGCGATGTTCTGCGCCGCCGTCGACAGCATCTCGTAGACCTGGGCGATGTCCGAGATGTTCCCGCTGACCACCATCTCCCCCGTGGCGTCGACGCCGAGGATGACCACCTCCTCGTACTCACCCATGCAGTCCTCGAGCAGCACGTCGGCCGGGAGGGTGTCGTCCTCACCCGCGCGGGGCCGGAACTGGATCACGTTGTCGTCGTCGGCCACTGCTACACCTTCCCCGGATCTATGCCAGCGGCCTTGAGGGCCTCGACCGCTGCTTCAAAGCTCATCTTGCTTTCAACCTGTAGCCGCTGATCAAGCTCTTGCTTGTCCTGCCAGGCGGCGCGGTTCTTCAGGTAGAAGATCTGCGCCGCCACGTTGCCCTTCATCGCGTTCTGGAAGAGGCTGTCGGTGACCATGCGGATCCCGCGCGACTGGCCGCGGTCAATCGCCTCTTGGATGTACGGGTCGTTCGTCACCATCCGACCGAAGATGCTGGGCGGAACCGCCAGGGCTTCCGCGATCTGCTTTGTCGTCATCCCGGTGCTGGCCATGATCTCGACCTCATCGAGATCCACCTTCGGGAAGGTGTTGACCTGGCCACGCTTGTCGACCTGGTCGGGAGATTGGTGCATCCGACGTGGGCGCGGGGCCGGGACGCTGATCGGCGTTGGCTCTTCCGGCGGAAGGATCTGGATGCTGTCTTCAGGATCGGCCACTGGGCGTTGTCCTCGCGAGAATTGGTTGAGTGTATAGGCCGGGGGTGGGGTTCGGGCAAGTCCGCTGTGTGGACCGGGCATTTCCAGCGAAAAACCAAGGGGTTAAGGCGTTTTGGCCCGACCTGTCCCGGCTCTGGCCCGACCTTGCCAGTGGGCGGGCCGACGCTAACTCGCTGTGGCAGCTTGATTTTTACGTCTTCTGGCCCGGCTGGCCCAGATGGACCGGACTTTTTTCAAGTCGCCAGGGTGTGATTTTTCAGCTGGGCCTGTGTGTATATACGTATATTTTTTTTTTTTCAGATTGAATCAAAAAAGTCCGGTCCATCTGGGCCAGAGGCAAAAAACACCTCTCAACCCCGCAGAAAACTGCCGTTTTTAGTGGACCGACCTTTGCCGAAAAGGTTGGGCCAGAACGCCTCGAGGTCGGGCCATCTGGGCCAGCAGCGCATACTTACGCATAAAATAGGCGCAAACCCCCGGTCCATCCGGTCCACCCCCTGGCCACCCCCGCCCCCAGCGTCGTGCAACTAAAAGGCGGCCTTTAAGGGATGTGGCGTAACGGGGCATAGCCCCGTTCGTCGACGCGCCGGCGCGAAGACCCCCTCCCCCTCCCCCTCCCCAATGAAATCAAGCACTTAGGGGCGGGAACGTTTGCCCATGACATACACCATGGGATGTAGTTGCTTTAGTTTCAATCACTTAGGCCTAGCTTGGTACACTGATCGCTGTACCATTGCCGATTGCCAGGCAGGCTCGAGCTTGTCGCGCGCGTTTTGATAGCGACAGCGCGAAGCGCAGGCGGGTGGCTGTGGGCCATGTGACAACGCCCTGTCGCCCTGTCGCCCTGTCGCCCTGTCGCCCTGTCGCCCTGTCGCCCTGTCGCCCTGTCGCCCTGTCGC